TAGCAAAGCCAGCATCAGTTCCAGATACTGCATCAATATGAGGGTTATCAGTAATGACTGAGAATGTCAAATCGTATGTGGTGCCTGCGCTCCAAGACGAATTGTATGACGACATATTGCCACCATGTGATGTCGAGGCGTTGAATCCAATACCGACTGTGTTATCGTTATCTGCTGGAATGTATTCTAAAGCTATGACATAATAAGTAGATGCTGACAATGTGTAGGGAGTGGAAAAGTCAAATCTAACTGGACCACCATATGTAGTGTCAGTTGCAGTTGAAGCAGCTACATTATCAGATGTAGCTAATGCAGTACCAGTCGGTACGCTGCTTGTCCCATACGTTCCAGAATGAGCATAAAGTTTAGCAACCATGTTTCCAGTTGGCGAACCAGACTTATATAGATGAAAAGTACAAGCAATTAAGTCTTGACTGGTGGATTGGGAAGTAAATGAGTGAGCATATTTCTTCCATATCGTACTAAAAAGATAGTGGTCTACACCAGTCCACAGATAAAATGGGTCGTTACTATCAATAAAGCCTTCACTAGAAGAGTTAGATAAACTCAATTGGAAGTTGTATTCAATATCATCATTATCACCGTCTGTTCCTGTAAATTCAAAAGTCGGTTTGAGGTCATATGAATTCTCGCCATCTGGTGTATTTTGTGTTACTACTGGTACTGCCATATTTATTTGCTAATTGGTGGGTGTCCAGATTCTGGACGTATCAAACTAATAAGATGTTTTGTTTGTTTTTCATCTAGCTCACATTCTAAGAAGTCAGCCAGTCTAACTATTTCTCTTTCTGGCCTGATTAGAAGTTTTTCGTAACTTACCCATAGTATGGGAGCAATTTTTTCAGCTAAGTCATACAATTCTTTTTGATAGTCAAGAATTCTTGGAATACTTTCGTAGATTGCCTCATCAGTTGGCTTACTTTCACGACTTACTCTCATGCTTGTTGCCCATGGGTCTCTAAGAACGAAGATAGTCTTTTTATTATTCATAAGTCTATCTATCATTAAGACAGTGTCCTTAGCTAAGCATGGTTTCTTAAATCCCCATCTCTCGTATTTACTATCTAGAAACTCAATATACTTTTTAACTTTAGGCTCACCACCTTTCATTTTGTATTGAAACACTTGGTCTTCAAGAGTCTGTTTCTCTTCTCCCATATAGTATCCCATCTCATTACAAAGGCCAGCAATAATAGATGTCCCACTATTTACGTAGCCTGTTATGAATATTGAGCTTTTGTTTACACTTTTCATGTTAAACGTTAAAGTCAGTTAGTCTAATATCTTCTGTCGATTGAACTAGCCTGTTGTCTGGAAGAACGAAAGTAAAGTGATGAGTTCCATTCAGCTTGTAGCCGAATTTGTATGCTCTAACTACTCTTTCTATATCAGTACCTACGTCAAGTCTAGCATTTATGTATTTATGAATGAGCTTCATGCCTTCTTTTACTACTATGTCTATACGACCATCGCCATTCAGTTCATATAAGACCCATAATCTAACTTCAGATTGATTTACATCACCAACTTGATTGAATATCTTATGAGTTTTGTCAAATTGATGTAATTCAGTGCCATCTTTATAAAGAGCACCCCAGCCCCATCGTTCTTCATCTACTTCTTCTCCTGTTTTTTTATGAATGTATTTCATGTTGTTTTACGTTAAAAATGCCTCGGTTTTTCTGACCGAGACATCTTTTTATTTGTTGAACCTATCATTGAGTTGTTTCGGTCAGTCGCATTGAGTTGCGAACTGTTAAATTGTAATCTATTTTAGCTTATCTTCTTTGTCTTTGATTGCTTTTTCTTTTAGCTGTTTCTCTCTAGAACGATACTGGACTGTAAGATTTTTGTCTACGTTGTTAGATTTTACAGCTGCGTCTTTAGCATCAAGCTCTGCTTCAAGCTCAGGTGTAAGAAAGTCTCCTTTCTTAGCAACCTCTTTTTGAACTCTAATATAACGAGAACCATAATGCTCAGCGTCAGTTGGTTTGTAACCAGTGACCTGTGAAACATTATTCAGATAATCTTCCTTAGAATCAAAAACAAACCCAGTTAAGCCATCAACTGTTTTGCCGGCTAGTTGTTCTGGAGTCATATCATCAATATGACCAATTGAATCTTTAGGTAGTTCCATAATTCTGTTTGATTATGCTGTTTCGTCGTATTGGTAATTCATTGTAGAAGTGCTACCTGCTGTATCACCAGAATCTGTTTGGATTTGATGTACAAGATAATCACTTGAACCAGTTGCTGTCAAACTTCCTGATAGAGAACCTCCAATTCCTAGGTTTGCCCCAGTTGGTTCTGAAGTAGGCATTGTTTGAGTAGCTATTGTTGATGTTGTTGCTACTGGCGTTACATATGATTCTGCTCCTCCGTATGTAGACTCTCTAGCGTTTGTGTCATGAGTAGCTGAGCCACCAAGAGCACCTGTACGCCACACTTTGAGATTATCTATTGCAGAACTACCACCCATGGCAGTTACATCAATCTTTTGCCATTTTTCGTAACTATTTTCCCCAGCTACGATTGGGTATGAAGCCGCTACGAGATTAGCTGCATCTGTTGAACCCATGTTTGAATTCGTGATGTTTGCAGTTTCTGTTTCTCCTGCGCCGTTGTATTCATTTATTACTACTGTTGCTGCCATGTTTTTTTAGGCTTATACTTATAATACTTATATTTTAACATATAGTCATAGAGAACTTCTGAGTTCTCAGTCCAATTCCCAAACTCATCATTAGGAACTGGGTGAAAACTAAGAACTAAGCTTAGGCTGCAACTGTCTTGAGAACAGTAACTGCTGTTGGTAGAGCAAGGACGTACCCAACTCGTTCAACGATACGTACAGCAATCATGTCTTGTTGTGCAAGATTAAGAGTTGCTGCATTTGTTGTATCATTAACAGTCGCCTGGTCAAGAAGTTTCACACGAAGCTGTTGCTTGTCTCCGAAGATTGCTGCTTTTTTGAGGTTACCAAAAGCGATGAATGGTTTGCTGTTACCTGTTACAGAAACTGCAGGAAACGCATCCGATAGCTCGATAGGGTATCCCCAAATTGATGCTGGTGCTGATGAAGTTGGGTGAGACACAAGGTATGCGCCTGCACCGTCTCCAGATGAAACCGCATCCTCACGAAGAGAACGGATTTTACTGAATACTGATCGATGCATGTAGAACTTAGAACCTTCTAGGGCTCCAGTTGGTTGTCCATCGATAAGGGCTAACATGTCTTCAGCTGTAACAGCTGCTGGGTCAGTACCGGCAATATTCACAACATTGACTGAGCCATTGTTTAGAATTCCTGTCCATACTGTTCCATCGCCATTGAAGAACTGTTCGTCCTCTTCCTTCGCTACAGCTTCTGCAAACAACTCAGCGATAAGCGCTGTAAGGTTGATTGTAGAGTCCTCAATAATTTCTTCTGTCATCGGAACGATAGCAGCTAGTTTTTTAAGGGTTTGTGTAACAATTGAGAAAGTAGGAGCAGTAGACTGTTTGTCCCCAGCTTCATCTGTCCAAGTAACTGATACTGAAGATGCAAGAGCAGGAATCTTTCGAGAGTTGCCTTCACCTGTGAAAGGTAAGTAACGCATCTCTTTACGTGCAAGACCATATTGCTTTTCAGCAACACGTAGCACTTCTGAACGAAGTTCGTCTGGAATAAGATATCCACCTGCAGCATTTGAAAGACCTGACACATCCTTGAAACGACTCATGTCGCCAGTGAATAGTGATTTCATAAAGTCACGAGTGACTTCATCAGCATCTTTTTTGCCTTGAGGTTTTCCTGTGTCAAGAGCTTTTTTACGGCTTTTTGCCACACCATCAACGAATTTTTCTGCAAGTTTGTCAGTGATTTCACCAACACGTTCATTTACTGCTTTCGCAATAAGGTCTTGCATAGCTTTTTCGTCAACTTCTTCTTCTTCTTCCTCTACAACTTCTTCCTCTTCTTCAGGTGTTTCTTCAACACCTTCTTCTACTTCAGCACCTTCAACTGCTTCTTTTTGCTCGTCTGTAAGAACGTCTTCGTTTGCAAGAAGGAAGTCCTTCTCATCAACTGTCAACGCTTCTCCAGCTGCGAGTTTTTTTAGAATTGCTGTGATACTCATTTTATAGGATAGATTGTTTGTATATGATTTTACTTTATTTTCGACAGTCTGGAGATAAAGTTTTCCATGTTACGATGAGTTCTGCCATTTGCTCGCCACTTCCCCGAGTGGGTTTCGACCTCTAATTAAGTCAGGATATATCGAGCCTTCAAAAAATATTATTTACCTTGTTTCTTTGCTTTCAATAATTCACGAATAGCTTTATTCACTTTTCGTTTACTAATTCCTTTTTTCTTATTCTTAAGAACTCTTTTAGCCACTACGTCAATTTTAGGAATTGTCACTTCAGTAGATAGTTCAGCTTTTTCTTCTTCTGGTTCTTCTTCCTTCTCCTCTTCTTCCGGTTCTTCAATTTCTTTAGGTTTGTCTGCTTCTAACACTCGTTCTAAAGCTGCTTTAGCTTCTTCAACTGCAGTGCGATTCTTTTTAGAAAGAACTTTGCCAGCTTTTATAGAATCAATAAGCACATCAGCAACTTCAATGACTTGACTGTTGTCTGCTACCTTTTCTTCTACTTCTTCTTCAACAACCGGTTCTTCCGCCGTTTCATCTGCAATTTCTTCCTCTTTGTTATCGTTACAAGGACATCCTTTCTCATCCACCTCTTTTTCTTCGTCCTCAGGTTCTTCTGTTTCTTCATCAATCTCTTTTTCCATTTCAATATACTTCTCTTCGAGAGGTGAGACGTCCAATCCTTTGCTTTTAGCAAGGGCAAGAGCGTTTGCTGGTACTGAAACTGTGGAGATTTCATATAACGTATTATCTTTAAGAATAACTTGTTCGTCTTCTACTTCAGCAGAACCTGCTGAGAAGCCGACAGAGAATGCTTTCATAAAGCCTCCTTTGTATAAATTCCATAGGATATTAGCGAATGGGTATTCTTTTGCAGCGAATTGTATTTCTCCTTCTAAGTCCCCACTTTCGTTATATCCAAGCCCAATTACCTTTCCAACTGGAGGTTGACTGTGGTCATGTGAAAATAGAACAACGGGATTCTTTAGATAGTCTTTAAGTATCCAGCTTTTTTGGTCTACTATTTCGCCATGTCTATCTACGTCTCCTGTAGAGAATACTGCACGGAGTGATTTTCGCTCTTCATCAATATCTTTAGGCGTAAAATCAACGTTTGCGTATTTTATCTTCATGTTCTTAATAAGTTAGTTATTTGATTGTCATTGTTAAAATGTTATGTTGCGTTCTAACACAGTTACGATATGTGTATCTTTTTCTAAATTATATCATATCAGCTTACGCTTTTTCGTAAAGAGCCGGTGCTATTACACATCGACAGTTTATTGTTTCTGA